GGGGGTTTTTTCTTTGCTTGACTTCTGCAGTATTTCATCAATCATCCGTGCCTCATCTGACATCTGGAAAGCCATCTTATTTGCCCCTTTAATGTACAAACCGTCTAAAGAGACAACGCGGCTTAGTGCAACATATCCTTGACCCGGCACAAACGCTTCAGCCAAATCGATCTCAGCGGCGTCTAATGTCATGCCCTGACTCTTATGTACTGTAATGGCGTATGCAAGCCTTAGTGGTATCTGAGTGACTGCGCCAAGCGTGACACCTTCATTGCTAACCTCCCAAGTATCGGGGTTTACGATGACCTCATTACCATGAAAGTCTACAATAGGCAGCCCGTCCTCCAATGCAACAACTTTGCCAAGTGAGCCGTTATGGTACAATCCCTCGCTATTGTTCTTGGTGGCAATGACAGGCGCGCCGACTTTTAGCTCGAGCAGCTCAGGGCTTTGTATCGAGCCCTTTAACCCGTTAATGATATTAATATCGCCCTTCTCGGTCATCATGTAAAAGATAGAGTCACCCTCAAGTCTGCTCAATTGTGCTGCGTTCTCATTGTCCACTTTCCTATTGAGGGAATACAGCCGCGGCACTTGGCGATTAGGCTTAACCATCCTACTTTGGATATAAGCTATATGGCGCTTAAATAGATTGCCACCGCGGACTCCCTCTAGCAGGTCACGTAATCTATCGTCCTTCTGGCGATACACCTTAGTAAGGTAACAGCTTCTAATGTTAAGTTCGTTCCAGACCTTACTATTAGTGATAAATTTGCCCTCAACTGGCGGCAGCTGGTAAAAGTCGCCACATAAGACAAGTTGTATACCACCAAATGGCCTTTCATCGTTACGGGCCCATCTAAGTACAGTATCTAGCATGTCAAATACAAAGTCCGGCATCATACTCACTTCATCTATTACAAGAGTGGCGGTCGCTTGAAACTCTTTGCGCTTCTTCTTACTGATGGTAAATTGCCAATCATCCGGAAGCTCTTTGCCTAGCCCGACTCGTGCCCAACTATGGAGCGTCTGTCCATTAAGGTGGGAGGCGGCCAGCCCTGTTGTAGCTGTAACCGCCGTCTTACGCCCCAATAAACGATTGCGCTCGATAAACTGGCGGAGGGTATGGGACTTGCCGCTATTATGTGTGGGCAGCCAGTTTTTGCCAATGAAGTATGTATGGACGTTCTCTATGCCGATATAGAAGTACTCTTCTGCTTCGCAAACACGCCCTTCCCGTACCACGACTGGCGCAACCTCATAGACTTCAGCGATCCGGCCGGGATGTGTGGGTACATTGCCTGCAATTGAAGTAATAACTCGTGTCGAGTCCACCGATCTCTCGGGTCTACTCCAGCGGTATTCGTGTCCCACCACTTCTGAATAGCCAGGACGTCCTCTACTGGATATTTCCGCCAAGCCTCTACAGCTTTCTGCAATGCCGGCTTTATATTCCCGTGATCGTAACCATGTTTTATATTGTGTTGATGAGTGCACCATTCTAGATTCTCGACTCGATTGTCCCACGGTTTGCTGTTTATGTGATTTACTATAGGTAGGTTTTTCGGGTTGGCGATCCAGGTTTGTGCTACCACTCGGTGCACTTTTATCGTCTTGCCATTCATCACTGTGCGCAAATGCCCGTCCGGGTCGCTCCCAGGTTTCATTATCCCTATGTGTTTTCCCCCGTTCTTCCTCAAAGTTAAAAGTCTGCCCATATTGCTCACATAATAGTTTGAGCTGAATCCTTTCGCTCGCTTCCAGACTTCCCCAGATAAGCTGATAGAGCGGATAGTATTTTTCTCCGTCGTAGAAAGGGTGATCGTAGGTTGTTCTGATTGTCTCTTCATTGTATTTAAATTCTATCATTGGTTTGGGTATGCTCCTGCATGACCCGTTAAAGTTAATTTTATTTATTCCTATATGCTTGCCGTCGAAGGTGTAGACCTCATCGCCTACACCTAAGTCCTCGATATTGATGGGGCCGCGGGGGGTCTGGACTATCGTGCCTCTTGACAGACACCCGCCTTCGCCGCACAATATAACAGAGTTGCCGTCAAGCATTATTTCTAACGCTTCTACTTGTTCCATCGTGCGCCCCAACTATTTTGATGTGACTCTGCAAACTTCTTCTTCTTAGCGAGCAGCCTGCCTACCTCTTCCGCAATAATATCGGTGTCTACACCATTAAGTGCTGTGTATCGGTTGACGTAAACCTCTACGATATCAGTGTCGCCCTTATGGATGGTAAACCACCTACGGCTGTGGCGAGTAACCGATAGTCCAATCTCATCGAGCCGTTCCGCCATCGCGTCGTAATCAGGGTCTGGCTGTACCCGATTGCGGATCGCAGTGGACACGTCGTCGTTAATCACTTCCGCCATCATAATCCTCTCTCAATGACTCAAGCCATCGCAGTGTTCTCTTAGTTTTTTTTATTTCCTCATCTAGCACGTTCGCAAGCCATTTGTCCTCGTACCCGACAATCTCAACTAGGCCGTCCGCACTCTCTAGGGAATTTGTCGTTCCCGAGATGAACTGGCCGTAGGCCAATATGTCGACGCTCCGCCCGTTCATCGCAACAACAATCGCGTCGATATCTGCATGATCAAGCACTTGCTCGAGATCGCCATCGCGAAATACTGCGTACCTCATTCTCGCTCCTCAATTGGGGTGAGTGCATATTTAGGCACAACCTCAGAAATCAACTTAGTATATTCTTCAGGGGCATTCCACAGATCAATGTAATAATCTCCGGTGCGCGCTTCTGAGATATCGGCCAAACACTCATTAAGGTCACCGTATACATATGTAATACCGCTTCGAAATTCTACGTTAAGCCCCGCGTCCTCACAAAGCCCTACAAATAAACTAGTATTCATCGTACCCTCTCTTTTTCTACTTTAATGTTGTGGATCCTGTCCATAAGAAGTACCACGGCCTTAGCACCCCGCTCGCTGACCTTGTCGGCAAGATTTTTGTCGTTGGTGAATGCAATAACCGCCGAATCGCTCGACGTACCATGGATATATACCTTGTGTTCTTTGCTTAACACCGGAATCCAGATCCTATAATAAGACTCTTCTCGATCTTCTACCGGCGTATCGCCGTATTCGGCTAATAATTTTGTTAGTTGCGGCATCATCTCTGCGCTAGTAAGTCTGCGCGAACTGAGATCGTATCTCGCCCACTTATCGATAGACACTGATGCTACGACTACTCCCGCTTTCTTTATCGATATGACATTATTGCCGCGATAAGTTTCAAACCCCAGCTCTTCTACTTTGTCTCTAAAGTCATCTGTCGTCATTACATCTTCACCTGCTTAGTGATTGCATTGCGTACACCGCGTGTATACTGATTAGCTTGCACAGTGTCAAGCCGTCGGTTGATAGCGTCCACAATGGCTTCACGGTCGCTAATCTCTGCAAGCATCTGATCCTTGTAGGTCTGTAGCTCCTCTTCGGGCAGGCCGTCTACAACCTCTTGCATTTCAAACATCGCGGGCTGGACAGGTTCAGCTTCTGGTGTCTCCCAGTCGTGAGGCTCTACTGTGTTGCCTTTGAATGTGTCACGTGGTAATGCCAGTTGGTCTACCATCATGTCATTGCCTTGGCCGATATGTTTTTTGTATTCGCTCATACTTTCCTCCGTTTGATGTTTACAATGTCCGCGCAAGTGATCGCTCAATGTGTCGAACTGCGCCCACTTGTCGTTAGTCGGTTGGTTCAGATTTGGTGTATTGTAGCTCATTAAATCCTCCCTAGTTCATCTATGATTTTATCTTTCAATACTTCGGTCATAATGACAGCGAAGGTAGCAAGATAAGGTTCCGGTGTTAGGTGCATTAACCGCATGTGTTCCTCAACCTGTTTTTTGGTCAGGTGTGTGTTGTCCACAATCTCTTGTACTTTGTATTTAGTTAGTAGCATTTTTAACTTCCTTTGCAAACGCGATTACACCACGCCCTTTTAGCGAGTCGATAATGTCGTCTACCTCCTCCCCCCTATAGGCCTTGGCAGCCTTTTCATTCACGGTCGCCGTTATCTCTTTGTCGTTGATATGCAAAAGATATAGCGCAGTGTCTTTTATACCAATCTTATATAGTGGTTCACTTCGTTCCTCTAGAGGAGTCGATGCGTATCTATACAAGGTGTCAAGCAGGTACTTCCGATAGTCTGGCGCTGCGTTAGTCGTTACCTTCATACTATACATCTTGTCTACTTGTACAATGCCAGCATCCCAGACGTCCTCATATACTTCTACAAACGTTCCATGGGGCTTATTTTGTAGGTGTGCCCGAAACCCAGCCGCTGTTAGCTCATCGATCAACTCTAGTGTGGTTATATAGTCTTTACTCATACATCGCTACCTTCGTCGCCAAGATACCCATACGCTCACGTGGTGTAAGCCCGCCTCGCATGCCGTACTCTACGTCGCCAGTCATCAGCGCATCTGCTAGACACTCACCTTTTACTGGACACTCTGCACAGATCTTACGCGCATCGTTATAGTTGTTGTATCCGTTGTACTCATCAGCGTATGCTTTGTTCGCCGGGAAGAAAGCCTCCGGGTCTGTTTGCGCACAGAGCGCTGATCCTCTCCAGGTCTCACTCACTTTTCCACCCTCCTATCGTCATTTCTTGTAACACATTCTTCATGAAGTAGATAGCGTTTACGGTTGCCATATCCTTCACGGCGATAACCGATACCATATACTTTGCGGCCTCATCGAGATTTGCAAATGTCTCGTCCTGTATAAGGGAGACAATATCGTCTGCCTTCATTCCATTGCTGATTGATTTGTCTAGGATATCTAGAATTTGTTGCTTCATTGCACCTCCTCTACGATACATCCATTCTCGAATGTCTCATTAATAACCCCCTCTATAAAGGGAATGTCTACATTGTCGAATAGTGCGGCGTCTTTGGTGACGTTTGTTAGTGTTAGATCATTACTATGAATATCAAAACTACTTACCCAATATTGAATGCCCGTAGTGTTGAGTCTCACTGTATATGTTTTAACCATTTTTTATCGTCCCATCTCGCCCGCTAAAGGCAGTTAAGCAATCTTTTTCTTCACGCTCGGTAAATGCGCGCAATTCTTTTAATGCTTCATTAATGTGGAAATTGACAGCTTGCATTGCATCTGAGTCCCAATTAACTCGGTAAATAGCAGCTGCTGTGTCCATCAATAGATCGGCCACCTCTTTAAGGTTGGGCGCTTTATCCCCGCCACTATTCTCTGGTTCATACATTTCTATTCTGGCCATTCCCCTATATTGCTCCTAATCTCTCTCATGTTTTCTAATATTTCAATTGATTTATTTGCTAGCTTAATTCCCTCTAATGAGTCAACTAAGACTTGAGTGATATCGATAGCGTCAAACTCTTCTGATCGCTTGATTAAGTCGCCGACTAGGCGCTCTATTTCGTCCATTTAATCTCCTCTCTTTTAAGTTGATAATTGCCGAGTTGTTAAGCTGCTATAGCTTCTGTTCTATCTACCTTTAATTATACTCCTAGTAATGGATAAATACAAGACTTTTAATGGGTAAAATTAAAGAAACCCGCCGACTCTTTAGTTGATAGAATCCGCGGGCTTTGTTAGTAATCTATTCATTAGTTTATTAATACTTAGTTGCCTTAATGGTTATTAGAATAACATTAAGTGTTATAACCTTTGGATCACTCGCCGTTCTCCAAAGGGCTACAACAACTAATGGAAGTTCCTACACGTCACTCCCATTACTTGTCTTCGCCGCTGTTGCTCAAGAACAAGTTACAGTTCATTCGCCGGCCACTCTGTGTCCTTACTCACTCACTTACTTGTCTTTCGCTGCGCTTTTCTCTGCGTCGCCTCTCTCCCTTACGTTCGGCTCCTTGTTCAAAGCTGGTCGCTTACTCCGTAAGCTCCTATATGTATTTATTGTACCACACGTATCTCGATTTTTGATGTATTTTTTACATCAACCTGTGGAAAACTCGCCATTTAACAGGGGTGGAAAAATCTAAAAAAAGTCTCCAAAAACTCTTGACAACTTTTTACCATAAGCACTAAAAAAGCTAGTTATACCATAACGTGTAAAGTATAAGCGGTATAAAGACATCAAAAAGCCCCCCAAGTGGCGGAAACTTAGGGGGCGCAGAAAAACTGCTACAGTACTACTCAGTAGAGTAAAAACTCTGCAATCAAACTAAGTAGCTGTATCTTTATTATAACTTATGCGTCTATCTTTGTGACACTAACGGCTCTTCTTTGCGTTGCACTCGAGCCAACTCATACCGTCTTTGGTGTATGTATCGCACTTATCCTGCTTATATTCAGCGACACCTTGCGCCTTAACCGAGTTAATAAAGCCCTGATACTTAAGCGTGCCGACAACCCCGAGCGCTACTAGCAATACCCCGGCGAGGCCTGCCGCTACCATCTTAGCTGTGTTTTTGTTAACTGTTACTTTCTTACTCATATCCCACTCTCTATTTTATCGTTATTGCCCCTTCAGAGGCTCTGTAATCGTTTTTAATATTAAATAGGTATAATTACCCATCTTTAGTTTTTATTCTCATCTAGGGGCTTTAAATCGCTCTCGCTTATCTCATTAATCCAGATAAACCCAACGCCCATGTCATGGCTGTAGTAGAATCGCTGGGTGTTGTCAAGCTTAACCTTAACGGTCTTACCCCATTTAACCGGGCCAGGTGTTTCTACCCGCTTCATTGGATGCAGTGCGTGGATGTTCTTAGAGACCTCACGCCAGTGGCTATACTTCTCCTCTAGGGCGATTGTCATATCAGGATCGTAAATATCCCGGTCTACCTCACGCTCAATCTCGTCTAGGTAGGCCATTAATTCGCTATCCGTCATTCCTCATTCTCCTTTTCTTTTGCCAGTAAAGACTTGCCCAGTACTGGCGATTATTTGATTTAACAGTAGGCTTAAGTTTCTTAGCCTTATCAGTGATTGCCTCCACATAGCCCGGGAGTTTTCTATCCTCCTCAGAGACGATAAAGCTGATTACTTTCTGCCCGTCGACTTCTAACACCTTCGGCGGAGATACTAGATTTTCTAATCCGGCGATCTCTCCAAATAGTGTTAGTTGCCCATCAGCCAGCTTGGCCAGGCTTCTTAAGAGTCATCGGCATGACTATGTAGATGCCGCGCTCACTTTTAAATACCATTGGCTTTGTCTCACCATAAAGGTTGATCGTTAGGCTGTCCTCGCCATTAAGGTCTTGTATCACCTTAAAGAAATCAGCGTTAAACCTCATTCTTGCTTGCCCAACTGGATCACCATCCAAGTAAGGAGTGATAAGGCTCATGTAATCAGGGAACTTAGTAGTAACATTTCGCCCGTTGTCCATGATCTCAGCTACCTCATTAGTCCCGAATAAGTCAGAAACCCTACTTGTCATCGCCTTATGAGAGGCCTCTAAGTCAATCCGCGCAATCTGATGGCCAACCCATTCATCTAAGCCGTCAACAAACACTGCAGCTAGCACTACCCCATTGGTGCCTACTAAACAGGTTTTTCCCCTAATCCTATCTACTAAGATATTGGTAAGTGCCGGGCGATCTTTGCCCTTATATACAACCTTTAGAAATGCTCCTAATTGTTTCTTGTTCACAATACCTCCATTACTAGTAAAATAACCATTACTGTTGCCCAGGTAACCATTGCGTAGGCCAAGAAGTGCCAAAAGATTACCCCGGCTAATGCTAATGCTCCACCAATTACTGGCACTTTGTATAGCATCTCAAGTGTCCAGTTAACAAAATCGGCGAAGTCTTCAATAAATTTAGGTGATCCGCTATAAGGTAGCATTATTGGCACTCCCCAAGATCGTTCTCGCCGCTCTGGCAAGGCTGCCAAGTGTCAATCTCCTCTTGGCATGTAGTTTGACCATTCTCATCTACCTTGCAGTAGGTGTTTAGTTCGTGATGATACACATCAACCCTTGCCTGCTTAATGGCCCGCTCCTCTTTTACGTGTTGAGGCGGATTGTCTACCGGTTGCGCGGCTGTTCGGCCAACCTGCCTAGCCGCCTGGGCCACCACTAAGATTAGTAGTGTTATTGCAATGTATTTAAATACCGTCTTTGCCTTTTTCATCACCGGTTCCTTTACTGTTATAGTTTTACTTTATTAATCTCGCATACTAGAGCGATGTACTCACTGACGGTTAGCTTTTTCATCTTCGTAGTTCTCCTTAAGTTCTTTCATCTGCTCATCTACAAAGTCCATGATGTCGCTTAGCTCGATCTCCTCTAAGATGGTTTGCACACCAAACTCGGCTACAACCTGAGCTGGATCAACCCCGCTAAGTACTACTGATTGGTCTTTGGTGTCAACCTCCACCTTATCGGCGTAGATCTGGATAAAGTTAAATTTGTTCATTTTGATTCTCCTATTACTTTTAATTTGCGAGTAAGATATTAATTAGTTGTTTAGATTACGGAGTAGTCTCGTCTCTCCATGTCGCGGATAACCTTTCGGCGCTCCCACCAGATGTTAAATGCTTCAATGATTTGTTTCTTAATGTTCTTAATCATTTTAATTCTCCTTCTATTGTTATCGTTTAATGCCCGAGTTGTTAAGGTTTCGTTTCGTTTCGGCGGCTGCCGTTCGTTTAACTGTCCTCAGTATAGCGCAAATATTTTGAATGTCAACAACTTTTTGAAAGATTTTTAGACTTTTTTGCTTCACCTCAGTAAAGGTCGCGGAATTTCCTTCTTTTAATGCTTATTAGTATTGCATCTATATTTCAGGTGTGATATACTGATAGTAAGAGTTATATATAGTCTCTTTAAAACTATATAGTACCTTTATTTATTTTCTAGAGCCGAGGATTACAAGTAGCTACAGCAGCAAAGCCTCGGACTGGCGGATAATCTCAGGCCAGGTGCAATCAACTAGCCTTAATTGACCATATAAGAGCCGAACACCTTGTCAGGTTAATAGGAAAACTCTTGGTAATAGATTAAAGTTAGCCACTCTATAATGTTGTTGTTTATGCCAAAGGGCAACGTGTCTTTCTCAATTTCTCACGACCCTGCAAAATGGTGGTATCTGGTCACTCAGGTGCTATGGTGTGAACAACTGCCGCGCTTTGTGGAATATCGGGCAACTGATAAACCGGGAATCGCGGGGAGTGCAAGAGACAACGCCATCTAAGTGGGGACGTACATAAATTGAGAATGGAGGCGTGTACGGCAAAAAGTTCTAAAGTACCCCAAAAGGGTAGCCGAGGACTACTTAGGTGATACGTTGAGGAGATTATTCTTAAACAGGTGGCCAGCGCAGGTAAGTGCGATATTGTTGCCGACAGGTAACACATAATGAACCCTATCCCAGTTCTTATAAGAAAAGCGCGGGAGTTTAGGTATAACATTAAACTAAGCTGTACAACTAGTGTTTAGCTGTGTGACTGATAAGCTAGAAGTTGGCGGGTGTTTAGTGGTTAAGAGTTGTTGCCTAACCTCGCTGCTAGTAGAACCAGGGGTAGAGGCCTCCTTTATGCCCAAAAATAATGTAAATCATTTACAATAAGCAATTATTCACTAAAACTATTGACAAAGCCGCGTCACTTCTTTAAACTCAAACTATGAGTGATGATTTAACCGAACTATACATTAAACAACAACTAGCCAAAGAAGGCGTGCATTATTCTCTACCGGGAGAGAATACGAGCAAAAGCCCTAGAGCTTTATGAGATTACCCAGCAACCAGGTAACACCCTACTAGTAAAAGAAACCGTCGAATAACCTCGGCGGTCTTTTTATTGCCTTAAGCATTTTAAAGCCCCTAAATAGCCCAATTAACACCAAAAGGTATAATCTATCACCTTTAACGCTAAACCCCCTCAGAGCGCCTCTAAATAGCCTTAGAACGCAATATACAGTCACTCACCCAATGCACACATCGCACAAAGCGCGCGGGACTACTTTTAGGGCTACAAGCATCACTCCTCTTACATGGGGATAAAAACACACACAGCAGCATATAAAGAGACAATAACCTATAATAGGCCGCATAGCTTAATAATACATAGATAACACCAAATGCTTATAATTATATACAAACATCAAATAATTGCCCATAAATAGCCTAATAACGCATAAATTACCCACCCAAAGCCGGCGCGGGCCTCTCTTTTAATGCCTCCTTAATTGGAATTTTTTAACCCTTTATACGTATTATATAAGGAATATACATAGGGGAAAACGCACTATCTTGCTCCCAAGCCTAATATTTACGCAAAAACAGGTGTTCGCTAACGCTCAACGCACGTAAACGAGCTAAAAATAGCCATTCTACTGCTAAATTTGGTGTTTTCGCATAGTTTTTGGGCTGTCTGCTACGTATAGTCTGCCGTTAAAACCTCTCGTTAATAACCTTCCACACCCAAATTATTGTGCAATATATATACTTTTACCCCATTTTTGACCACGAATATACCATATATGATATATTTTCACCCACTTCAGAAACAAAATGCAACGAAAATGCCGGGGAAATGAAAACTACCCCCTAAAATTTATATCATATCTGAGATATCCGTCTAAATCTGGCGCTTTATCCAGATATCTACCCATATACACTGCGCGTATAAGGGTCTATATTTATACTCTATATATAATGTATCGCCCATTACTATATATAATGTATCTATCTCCCACAGCCCGGCGCGCGTTCCCTTTTAGTGCCTATTGCATTTACCTATATATATTATATAGAATATCCCTCCAATATATTTTGCGAAGTAACCCACAACCCACCTAGCCCCCTCCATAATCAGCGGGAGCGCCCAACACGTAATAAACGCCCTCAAATGGCATAACGCCCACTACGGCTCCTTGTGCGGCTCGGAACGGCAAGCACCCACAAATCGGCGGACCCCTTTAGTCCTTACCCGTTCCTTTTGCGAAGTAAGCATTTACACCCATTTTGATACAAAACTACTATATATAAATACAAACCAACACGCGCAATCCTACGCGTTCTCTACCCATCTAACAGATACCACTACTATATATATAGAGGCGAGAAAGGGGGCTTATAGTTCGTAAAATGGGTATTGTGCGAAGTTAAAACAGCCACTATTTGGCCATATATTTTACGAACCACATACACCACATATCTACCGTATGTCAATGCATGTATGAGTAACTATTTTTGTGGGCAATTATTTTGCTGGGGTGAGTGAGTGTGGGTTAGCTGATAGGTGGGGTGGGCCAGGCCACTCCCATCAATATTACATACTCTATTTGGGGTGAAAGAATGATGCTCATCTATTTTCCATATACCCCAGAAAAATGAAATGTATATACCCCCCTCAATTATCAATATCATCCACCAAAACCAAAAGTATATACTATAGCTTATAGCGCGCAGCGATATATGCGTTGAGCATAATAAATCTGCGCAAGTATTATTAATATATGCCCACATAGAAAGGAGGCATGATGGCCAAAGATAAAGAATATTGGAGAGAACGTAAACTTGCCCAACGTGAGGGTAAGACTACACGTATGAAGAACAAGGACGGTGTAGGCATCCGTAAACGCAATAAAGGTAAGGTTGCTAGTCAATGGACTCAAACCGAGCAACAGGAGAAATGGCTTAACTATTATATGGACCCCAAGTCTCCGAGTTATGCAAACGCCTATGCAAGCGCGATTCGTGCAGGTTACTCTAGATGGGCAGCTACTAAGATGGAGACTAAGGATTGCCAAAAGTGGGTCGCCGAGGCTAAGAATATGATGCGCCTTACTCCCGAACATCTTAAACAGCAGCTACAAATGATTGTTGTAAATGATATATCAAAAGACGCCGATAAGATTAGCGCCATTAAGTTACTTGGTAAGGAACATAATATGTTTGTTGACAAACAGGTTACGGCGCATGTTGGTATCGAGGAGGCGCTTAAAGAATTGGATAATATGTGATGGCCAAGAACCGCAAGTTAATCTATATTTGGGACGAAAACCTAGAGTTTTTCGATAAGCTACCTAATAAATCAGCTACCATTAATCAACTTATTAAGAGGCTTAGGTTGGATGGATGATATCAAACTCACCAGGGAGCAATTGCTTAAGATAGCGGCTATCAAGAAGGACTTCTACAGGTTCGCTAAGATGAACTTATATATCAAGGATAAGTTCGCCAATATCATACCGTTTATCCCCAATGGGCCTCAAATGGCGCTCATCGACTATGTACTACTCTGCATCATAGAGAGGCGGCCAATAAAGGTTATCATCTTAAAGGCCCGTCAAATGGGCTTTAGTACCGCTGTAGAGGCTATTTGTTACTGGTGGACATCTACGAACTTTAACATTAATAGTGTTATCATCGGTAATGACGAGAAGTCTTCCCTTAACCTTTATAGGATGTTCCGTCGTTATTTTGACAACACTAATATCCTGTTTAAACCAAGTGTTCGTTACAACACCAAGAGCGACTTAACGTTTGAAAAGTTTGATGAGTCCGGTAAACAGATTGGCCTGGGCTCAGCTATCAAGATTGAGACAGCCAAGAACAAGTCCGCGGGGCGTTCAGACACTATCAACTTTTTGCACGGCTGCATGCACCCAAATAGCCCAATTGTCCTTGCAGATGGCGGATCGACGACTGTGCGCGACGTTAAGGTCGGCGATATGGTGTATACAGCATCTGGTGCTATCGCACCTGTTAAACATAAGATATATACTGGCGAAAAGATGACTTATCGGGTGCAAACATGGATGAGTAATGAGCCTGTGTATCTGTCCGCAGACCACAAGGTATTGACAACAGGCGGGTACAAAAAAGTTAAAGATCTGACGTCGAAGGATTGGGTACGTCGCCCCGACTTCAAGTTCGAGGAGGTACATACTATCCATCACGACTACCATACGAGACCCCGTAAGCAGGGCGGCGGTTACCAAATACACCGTTCAGAGGATATTAAGTTGGACTATGACTTTGGCTACTTAGCTGGCTATTATCTCGCAGAGGGTCATATAAGTAAATCCCTCAATAGGGTGTGCTTTGCCTATCATAAGGACGAGAAATACGTGGATAATGTACGGAAGTATTTCGGCCACAGCTATGATACGGTGCGAGAAAATCGAGGAATAAGCGAGTTTAGTGATCCATTCATGGCGACACTTCTTAATAGGCTTTGCGGCAGGGTTGAAACCAAGCACGTTCCGACGTTCGGCAATATGGAGTTTTTCAAGGGGCTGCTACGCGGCTATCTTGATGGCGACGGATCGAAGACGGCGAAGGACAGAGTGACCGTTACGTCAATACACGAAAAGATTGCCCGAAATATTAACCGTATAGGCGACATGATCGAGCACCACCCAAGCCTGATGACGCGAGAGGCCGGCTATTACTACGGCAGAAACTGTAAGAAAACATATATAAACGTGTTCAATAAGACGACAAATAAGCCCTGGATACGTAAATTCAAGATAGTAGATGGCCATATGTATGTGCGTGTCAAAAAAATAGAAGAGTATGAATTCTCTGATACGTACGACATCGAGATAGACCATCCAGACCACAACTTCGAAACCCCGATCGGTGTTATCTCAAACTCAGAGGTCGCGACTTGGGAGAACGGCGAAGATTTGGTCGCCTCTCTTATGCAGACAGTGCCAGATGCCGAAGTGATGGAGAAGCCCTCAATGGTATTCCTGGAGTCTACTGCAGAAGGTCGAGGTAACTATTTCCATAAAGAGTATGTCGCAGCGGTAGAAGGCAAGAACAACTACCAACCCGCTTTCGCTCCCTGGTGGATTCTTGATACCTACGAGCGTGATGCTACGTTTGATGATCTAGGTAAACTCAACGATTACGAGCTATTCTTAGTCGACCTTATGAAGCAAGGCCACGATACACTAGGACATCATTTCTCCATTAGCGAGGAGGCTATCCCTAGGAAGCTTGCATTCTATAGAAGGAAGGCGAAAGATTTCGCGGCGACTCCTGAACGTCTACCTCAAGAGTACCCCTCGACATGGCAGGAGGCGTTCATCGCAAGTGGAAAGAACGTATTCAACCCATTAGCCCTACAGGAGATGGAGAAGGACGCAACTCCATTAGAGGATGTTGACTATTACAAGATTACTCCATTAGAGGATCGCCCTTATGAGGAATTCGAGCTAGAGAAAGTCCCATTTGAGCCTAACGAAGCACCTGATGACTTTACGTATAAGGCACCACTGAAGATTTGGGACAAGCCCAAGCCTTATAAGGAATATGTCATTGGTGCAGATGTTGCAGAAGGCCTTAAGGGTGGCGACTTTAGTGTTGCAACTGTTGTAGATATTTCAACAATGACAGTCGTAGCTCGCTGGAGAGGGCATTGTGACCCTGACAAGTTCGGCGAGATCTTAGGCGCTCTTGGTACGTACTACAATTATGCCCTTATAGGCGTAGAGGTAAACAATCATGGCCTTACAACCGTACAGAAGCTAAGGGATACCTTCTACACGAACCTTTACAAGCGAGATAGGGGCTATGACGAGGAATGGGAGACGCCTACTGTTAACCTCGGCTGGAAGACCGATATGCGCACTAAACGCTTAATGATTGATGACCTTATCAAGCTAGTCCGCGAGCGCGTGATTAAAGATAAGGACATTGTATTCATTAATGAGGCATTCAGCTACGTGCGCGATGAGCGTGGTAGAATGAACGCAGAGGAAGGCTCTCATGACGACGTTGTGATGTCTACAGCTATCGCTTATCAGCTATTCCCTTGGGGTGACAACGATATATCAAACTTAAAGGTAATTTCTACCGCAAAGATGCATAAAATAACCAATGGATGATAAAACACTACTAGAGGTTACTAAGCGCTTTAACAAGGCGCGGATGTATACTGACTCCCATTACAAGAAGATTTGGGCGAATGCGTTCAAGTCCTATAACGGCATTAGAACAATTAGGGGATATGCAGGACAAGCTGACGAGTTTGTGCCTGAGACCTTCTCAATCGTAGAAGCGCTGGTGTCCTCATACGTCAAAACAAAGCCGCGGTTTAAGTATTGGCCGCTACATGAAGAACAAGAACAAAGCGTCGAGGCTTTAAACGGTCTAGTCAACTATTACTGGTCTATTAACAATATGACCGATAAGATGATTAGCTGGATTAAGGATATGGCCCTATACGGTACAGGTGTTTTGGCCTTTAGTTGGCTAAAAGATCGCCCGCTTATCCAGAACATCCCCTTAAATGACTTTTTCGTAGACCCAGCAGCCCGCCATATCAACAATCCAGACGAGCCTGGCTACCCACGTTACGCAGGATATCGCTACCTTACGAGCCTTGAACAGCTCAAGTCCCAAATGGAAGTAGACGTCGAGACGGGTAAGGTAGAGAATAAATACAAAAACCTCGACAAGGTGGTATCCGGAACTGATAGCGAGGAGATGGATAAAGATATTAAAGAGATGTTGATCGGCTCAACGTACGGGAAAGACGCCATCAGCGAGCAAGTAGAGGTTATTGATTACTGGACTGAGAAGAAACACGTCATGATCGCCAATCGTAGCGTTGTTATCTTGGAGGAGGACAACCCCTACGCCCGAAAAGAGTCTAAAAAAGAGCTGCCGATGGACTTAGACGGTGAGATTATCCCAATGAAGGTGAAAATCCCCGCCATTAAAGGCTTCCTACCTTTCGCAGTAGCCCGCAACTACGTTGATACGAGTCTATTCTATGGCAAAGGTATCGCTGAGGTTATTCTCAAGACTCAGGAACTGCTGAACGATACAGCGAGCCAGAAACGAGACAATATTGCTTACGTGTTGAATAACATGTGGCAGATTGAGCCTCGCTATCAACACTTAGCTGAGCGTATCCAGTCCGCACCAGGCGCTATCTTCCCGATCCCGAAGGGTGCACTTACCCCAATTGAGAAGAATGACATTAGTCCAGCCGCTGACGCCGAGATTAGTCGTCTTACTCAGCAAATGCGTACTGCAGTAGCCGCTGATGCAGCCGTCCAAGGCATTAGCCAACGCTATAGTCGTACTACCGCTACTGAGATTTCTAACCAGATGGAGCAATCAGACGCTCGTACAAACGTTAAGATGCAGTCACTCGAGGATGGCGGCCTTGCTCAGGTGGGTTCAATCCTATTTAAGATGATCCAACTATTCGTTAAAGAGGATACTCCAGTACGGATGACTGACCATAACCAGATTACTTGGCAAGTCTACAGCCCAGATGTTTACTTTGGTGAATATCAGCCAAAGGTCGTGCTTGAAAGCACCGCAGACGCCGAGATTGCAATGCTCAGCCAGGCAATGCAGACAGCTGCCCAGTTTAGTCTCCAGAATCCTCTCGTTAACCAGGAGGCGTTCCTGCGCAATATGTACAAGACTCTCTTTAGCAAGTACATGACCGAGGATGATATTAACGAAATGCTTACTGTGCCACAACCAATGATGGGCCCTGATGGCCAGCCAGTCGATCCAAGCCTCGTACAAAGCGGCGCATCCCTTGCCCCAGGCGCTGAAGAGTACCTACTAGGTGGCGGAACGTCGCAGGGTGGCGGTGATTCCTTTAATAAGCGAACCCAAACCGGCAGCCAAGGCGGCGGGGGAGCTAACAGTAACGATAACAACATTAGACGGGTACGAAGCGAGCAAGCATCAACCCGATTGAGGTAGTAAATGGAAGAGAGTAATAAATGGGAGAAGATCGCTCATCAGTGGGAGCAATTCTCCAAGACAGAAGCCTATAAAGAGCTAATGGGTTACATTGACTTACAAAAGGATGTAAATTCTACATTAGCTGCCGGGCCTATTGAAATATACAAGGAAGTGCCAACTGTTGACGGAAAGACAACGCAGCAACTCGAGTTTGAGCCCGAGAAGCTGGCGTATCTTCTACAGCGCAACGTAGGCCTCGATACAATCCGCCTCTACATTGAGGGCTTCAGTATCCAATAATTTTTACAACAATGTAATATTTACAGCGTAGGAGGGTTTTCGCCCCTGTCCCTCCTACACTCCCCTTAAAGGCGAAAAGATTTATAGACGAACTAATAGGAGTACACTAGAATGGAAGATTCCCTTACCGGAACTAACGATGCTAGCCTCAATCAAGAGCCTACTAGCGTTAACGAACCGGCGGATATCTCTAGCGATACTACCTCTCAAGCTCCAGTAGAGCAAGATGTAGTAGCTGAGCCCGCCCAAGAAAGCGAGCCAGTAGATAACGGGCTGAGTAAATTCGCGAAGGCGCAAGGCTTTGATCTTGATAACGCTAGCGAGGATACGAAACGAGCCCTTAAAATTGCTCTGGATAACCAGCGCTCATTCCGTAGCGCAAAACAACTAGCAGATACCAGCGAACCTACTGACGACTTGCGCGCAGAGGTCGCCAACTTGAAGTACGAGCGACAAGTTGAGCGATTCTTTGGCGAGCAAGGCCGCGACCGCAGTCTCGAAGCGGTAATGTATGACATCGTAAAGGACAAAGCTGCTAAATACGGCGTAGAATATGCAAATAACCTACGACACGACCTCGACACTCTGTATGACTTAGCCGTGCTTAAGTCGAGCAAGAACACCTCAAATGTAGATCCGGAGCAAATCCGCCGAGAGGAAAGGGAGTCTATCAATCAACAACTCCAGCAGGGCGCACAAGCCCATGCTACTGATAATTCAGCGGACAATGAATCTCTCGAGTACTTACTAGCCAACTACGATGGCTCTCCTGAGATGGCCGCTAAAATAGACAAACTAATGAACTAGGAGAAATATAACTCATGGCAAACCGAGTTACCCCAACAGTCGGTCAGGGTGCAAAAGACATCTCTGGCGGCGGGGCTTCCAAGGCCTTTATCCCCCAAATCTGGAGCCCAGAAGTTGAGAAGAACTACACCGACAACTACGTGGTTTTCGACTTTATTGACAAAACAAACCTTGGCGATGGCGTCCACATGGGCGATGTCGTTCACGTTCCTTTCATGAAGGAAATCACCGACAGCACTGCTACTAACACCACCGTTGAAAGCGCATCAGCTATTGACGCCGTTGACGTATCAACTGTTGACGTGTTGGTTGACCGCTACCTGCGTAAGGCAGTTGGTGTCCAGGATGTCGCTGCTACTCAAAGCAAATACGAGTACCGCGCACTCTACACTGAGCGTCTTGGTCGCTGGATCGCCCGCGCACACGACGAGGAAGCTATTAAGAAAGCTATCGCTGCATTTACGGCCGGCAAGATCGCCGCTAGCGGTGCAGATGGCCACTTGAGCTACAAAGACATCGTTGCTGCGATGGCTCATCTTGACGCTAACAACATCCCAGAGGATGGTCGTGGTATTTTCCTCAACGGTTACGCACGTGCTGACCTCCGCAACATTCCTGAGTTTACCTCTTATAAGGAAACCGGCGAGGCTGGTCTCGTCAAGAACCGCGGCTACGTTGGCCACTTCTTCAACACTCCAGTGTTTGTCACCAATGCTTTGACAACCGATACGGCCGGCGGTAAGCGCACGAGCCAGGTCATTGTCATGCACAAGACGGCCCTTAAGGGTGTTGCTCAGATGGCTAAGACTGAAGGTGACCGCGACAAGCTCGCTGGCGTTGACTACGTTGTTGCATCAACCTTGTTCGGTGTCGGCGCAGTTCGCCCAGAGGCTGGTGTGATCATCGAGCGTAAAGTTACTAAGGAATAGTAACTAGACTTTAAGCCTCCTCCCGAGCGGAGGGGGCTTATTTT